ATCCCGTCACACCCAGCGGTTTCCGACAGGTTCGATGGTCCGACCGTCAAGGGCGGCCTGGTGAACCATCTGCTGCTGACGCTGCCTGATGGTGTCACCATGAAACTCTTCCTTGCCCATCTGGAACCCGAAACGGAGTCCAGAGAGGTGGCAGCGGAAACATTCGGTTCGGGCAGCCTCAGGATCGAGAGCGCGCCCACAGGGACAGCTGGTGGGGTTCATCACCAACCAGCAGGTTCGTTACCCGCCGAACAGGTTCGGCTACCCGATCCTTCGATGGTTGTGGGCACCCATCGGCACCCGATTCACCCCAGCCCTGTCCGCATCCAACAGCTTTGCGAACCATGCGCCACTAAACGCTGGGGCTTTCATCGCCGCCTTGTACTCGTCCAACCAGACGTACTTCAACATCTGATGGCAGATCGCCAACGACATCACCCTGTCATCGTGAGGCGACCCATGCATCCGCCCGTTCGTCGCCCGAATGTACGTCTTCAACTCTGCGATCGTCTTAGAACACTGGAGTGTCATCGCACCCGAACGAAGCGACATTGCCAACTCGTCAATCGCCAACGGCTTCGATGACACAGTCGTCCGCCACCCCAAGGTGTCGGTCGGCTGTGCCGCCACCAACGCCAACCTGCGCTGACGGTAAATGTTCTTGTACCCGTACCGTTGCATCGCTTTCAACGTGGTCAGACCGTGGTTGTTCGACTCCACCCCGACCAGACACCCGTTGTAGAACCAGCCCAGTTCACACAACAGGTCACCGAACAGGTCAGGATCGATACGCCCATGCCAGGCGGCAACGACCGTCATCGACTTCGCCTCGATCACATGGGCGGACGAAAAGTCGCCATGCCCCAAACCTTCCGCAACGTCAGCCCCGATCACATACGCCTTATCAGGCTCAGGGAGATGCCACACATCAAGATTCCCACCCTCCGAAGGGTGGAAATCGAACTCCTTCTTCCTCTCCCCCTTCAAGAACCCTTCCTCAGGGGCGACGACAGGGAGCGACATCAGTTGGGTGATGTCGAACACAGGGTTGCCTGACTTGATGAACGCCTCTTCAGGGGTCGACGGGTACTCCTGGTGAAGCTGCCATTCGGGCAGCTTCGCTTTCTGACGGTCATACCAGGCTTGGTCGCGTTCCATCGCACTCCACGGGTGGAAGATCCCTGCGAACCCGTTGATCCCCGTCTGCGACCCCAACCACAGTTGGTGGAAGAAGTTGCCTGACCCGTTCGCTGTCGACAGGGCGATGATCCGCCCGCCGACATCGGCGATCGGTTCGATCGAGGCCCACGCCTCCTCAGGGTTCGGGAGGAACGCGATCTCGTCCACGATCACCAGGAACACCGATTCGCCACGGGCAGGGTCGTTCCCTGAGGGGAGCGACTCGATGCCCGACTCGTTGGAGAACGTCATCTTCTGCTGGTGATCGTTCGTCAGATCAGGCCCAGCAGTTTTCATCCACAGCGGCAAAAACTTGTACCCGTACTTCGCTTTCGCTAACAGCTTCACCGATTCACGTTCCGTACGGGACAGCATGACAACAAACCTGTCAGGCCAGAAGAACACCACCCAGAACGCGTACGCCGCAGCCAACGTCGAGAACCCGATCTGGCGGGCCTTCAACGCGACACTGTTCCGTTCCCCGATCCACACCTCAGCGGTTTGGATCTGCGCGTCCCTCATCGGGAACAACATGCGCCCCTTCTCAGGGTGCTTGATGTTCCAATAGGTGTTGCAGAAGTAGACGAACCCTGCGAGTTGCGAGTCGTAGTTGTCGCCGCCACGGCAGCGTCGGATTTCCCGTTCGTGTACTAGTTCAGCGAGGTCCACGGGCACCCTTTGGGTGTTCGTGGTGCCCGCAGGTGGGGCATCGGTTCTGCTGATGTGGCGGCAGATACTGCTCGCCACAGTTCGTGCATTCAACGATCGGTTCCATCACCAACAGGGGTGACGTAACCGTGACGGTCAGGTGGCCCCGTAGGCGGCGGCAAGGGTCGCGATCTCTGTAGCGGTGAGGGCACGCCGCCAGATGGCAGCAGCGACGAACTCCATCGGCGTTCCACCAGTGGTGGTCGCTTCGCAGCCGATCCTCATGGGAAGGGTGTTGAGCGAGGTGGTGGTGGTTGGATCGGTCGCCGTGTTCGACACCGTACCGTTGTTGTATGAGCGCAGAAGGTCCGCTGGCACATCTCGCACGCCGCACATCATGTTCAGCGCACCGAAAGCAGGAGCCACTGCTGAATCTGCCGTGGCAAACGCCGTGGCATCACTGACCAAGAACTTGCTGCCCGTGGTTACGCCGTTGTTGTAGATCATCCAGCCAGGTGACGGAACACCAAAGTTGCCCTTTGACACGACTTTGAGGTTGGCAACGGCAAGATCCCACTGACGAATGACGGCCATGACAGTGAAGGACTGGCCGATGCCCATGTTCAGAAGTGCGTTGTCGGCTACTTCAAGGTAGTCGTCCAACGCGAACGCCAGCACGGGGCGCGTGACGGCGACCGACTTGCGAACGTTTCCTGCGGCACGGATGATGGTGACGGTTGCAGCGTTGGCCGACGACTCAGTGAACGTCACCTGCGCGCCGCTGGTGATGCCTGTCGTGAAGTTGGCATCAAACACGGTTACACCGCCGATGCCGTTACGGACGATGGCACGGTAGAAGCCGCCCACCCACGGGAGCGCACCATCGGTGTTGCCGATGGTCAGCGGTGTGGCCGCAGCAAACAGAGAGCCAGCCGTGCCAGCCACAGCCCCGCCAAGTTGCGTCCATGACGACGGCTCGGTCGGCTGGTTGACGGCGTAGTAGAAGATGACCTGGCCCGTCGTGGAGTTGCGGGTGACCTTGACCCAATACGGCGTGCCGTCCGTGAACGGGACAACGATGCTGCTGCTGGCGGTCAGCAGGGTTGTGCCGTCGAGCGAATAGCGGAACAGCAGCGTGCCGATGGAGTTCAAGCCCAGCCCGTACCCACGGTTCAGGCCCGCACTGTTCTCCTTGCCGATCATCATGCCCGCCCCAACGGGACTCCAGTCCTCGGCGTAAGCCCAAGCGACCAGTTCCAGGTCGCCCGTGATCCGCAACGGCACGGTGTCGGGGGGGCTGGCGTAGTTGGTCGCCACCCCAGGCAGGTACAGGTAGTTCGTGCCCGCCCAGCCCAACACCAGCGGATCATTCCCGTCCACACCCGCGGTCGAACCGAAAGTGGCATCCAGCGCACTCCCGCCCGTACCCACATTTCGCAACACCTGACCCGCAGGATCCGCATGGGAAGCATCCAACACCAACACCGCATCAGCCAACAGGTTGTCGCCAACAAACCAGTTGAACGCATCCGTCGCCGTCGCCCCAGGGAACGCCGCCTGCGTCACCCGTTGCAACGCACCGTCCTCGATCCGCCGTGCCGCCAACCAGGCGGTCAGGCGGGTTGTGGAATCGCCCGCCCCATGCCAACTGGTCAACATGGTATTCAGTTTGTCCATAAGTCCCATGCGGGCCAGGACGGAATCGAACCGTCAAGGTGCAGACCGTTCAGGACTGCGTACGAGAACCAATATCGTTCAAGCCCAACTTGCGAGAAAGGCGGGGAAACACAGTTCCCCCGCCCCTCTCCGATCCCTTGTCAGGACAGCTTGCGAACCACGAAGTTGACGCGACCACCAAGGGCACTCGTACCAGCAGTCGTGTAGTCGATGGTGATCAGGTCATCATCGGCGAACGACGTGGTGGTCACCACAGCGGGAACCGCAGCAGTCGTCGAGGTGGTGGCCGAAATGTCGACCGACAGCAGCGTCGAGAAGATGCTCACACCGTTCTTCTTGATGTCGACCGTGGTCTTCGCCACGGTGCCAGCGACAGCGAGCGACAGTCGGGGCAAACCCACCAGCGTGAACGCGTACGGGGCACGGAACGAAGCCTTGCCCGTACCCACAGCGACAGCAGTCGTAGCGTCGGCGCCGACAACGACCTGGAAGTCACGCTCCATCGCAGCGACGAGCGCAAGGTCAGCAACGGGGATGCCGTCGCCGAACGCGGTGCGGGCACCAGCGTAAGCGGCCTTGATTTCGGTAGTGGAAACGGTTGCCATAGTGGACTCCTAGGGGTCGCGGATGAGGATCCTCACCAACAACCGAATCCGTTACCCAGCAGCCCGCAACGCTTTCTCCGCCACAGCACCCTGAGCGATCAACAACTCCAACTCGTCATGCGACAAATCTGCCGCACGACTCACCTCGATCTTCTGCGTCGGCGGCTGCAACTGATTCGTCACCTGAAAATACAGTTTCGCCGCAGCCACATCACCCTCCATCGCCTCACGATGCAACTTCGCGATCAACGACTGCGTCATATCAGGCGACCCAACGATCTCATCAACCTGAGCGCGCCAACGACGCACAAACGCATCCTTCTTCTTCCACCGACGCAACGTCGAAGCCGTCACCCCCACCAGATCGGCAAACAACTCGATCGTCCGCGGAGAACGGTCAGAAGGGGCCACACACAACCACTCCAAAAACTGTTCCTGACGGGCATCCAACACGTTCTCTTCAAGCAGGTTCACACCAACCCCACAAACCGTTGCCTTGTCGTCGCCCCAGGTCAGAGGGTGGTTACGACCAAAGCTAGTGAGGGGGGGTACTGATACTGGATCCGATGGGCCAGGACCAACCCCCAAGGTTGGGACTGGCCCATCGGATATAGGTACTGAGTACTGAGTGTGCGAAGTACGAAGTCGATGAGCCATGAGTGCGACGACAGGAGCGAGAGGCACAGGAAGCATGAGAGCTTCCAGGCCCAGCCCGCGTTGACACGACACCCGCTCAAATCACACCACACCAGGGGAACGTCAGCAAAGTAGTCGCCCCCCACCCACAGTGACAACAGGTATCCCCGTACACCGTGACGGACACACACCAAACAATCCTTTATTCGGCACGGACGGGTAGGGCACCCATGCGCCCCATGCGTCGACAGCGCACGCTGCATGTAACGGCGGTTATGTGCCACCACCTGGGCAAGGAGAGAGAAAGGGAAGGCGGTGAGCTAATTATCGATCGATAATCGGCGAACGGACACAGACCTACGGGTCGGAACGGACATGACATGAGCAGCACGGCAGTTAGCAAGGTTTCGGCGGATGAGTTCAAGGCGGCAATGGTCACGGGTGGCATCGATGGTCTGGTGACTGAGTATGTGTCGGCGGGTAAGGCCAGTCGGTTGGCGACGATCGATCTGTTCTTGGGTGTGGCGGC